TAATAACAATAACAATAATAACAATAACAATAACAACAATACCAACAATAACAACAATAATAACAATAATAACAATAATAACAACAATAATAACAATAACAATAATGATGATAATACGAATACTAGACGTAATAAAAAGGAGAAACAATTACGATTAATCTCGAATAATACACAGACCTTAGACTGTTTATCGAGCGATAAAGACACCTGTAAAGCACCGTGTAGATGGGCTGAAAATATAGGTAAGGGTACTTGTGTACCGAGTGCAATAAAATTAGAGGAGAAATGTATGAGTAAAACTTTTTATGGCTGTAGTAAACCCTGTAAATGGTCAGGGAATATAACTAAGGGAGTTTGTAGGAATACCTATTATAATGATAAGGATTTGGCATTAGAATACACGATTGTCGCAACTGAAATAGCTAGATTCGAAAAATTCAAGGAAATCTTAAAAAATAGAAGTAAAACGATAGTCTTTAGTATAACGGAGAGATTAAATAATATCAATAAAAAAATAAAACATGTGTTAGAGAAAGAGAAGAAGGTGAATGTGAAAGATGTATCTTTAAAAGAATCCACGTTTGAAAAAAATATGGCAATCCTCCAAAAATTAAGAGAGGAAGAATTTCGATTAAACAAAGAGAAATTAAAATTAAGTGTAATTTTAAGTAAGATAAAACAAAAGTAGATCTATTCTCGTACATTTATCAAAAAAAAATTGATTCAAAATTAAAAGGTTTCAGAATATTAATGCCTCATCATGGAATACAGTAGAAAACACTCGCAACAGACAGAGATCGTACTTAACTATATTATTGGGAACCGTCGTGTCTATAAGATACGGAAGGAGAGTGTAGCCTCTACCATGCTAAATCAAGCAGTAAAGATAGGTACGAAGCCCCAAGATCTTCGTAAAAACACTCTTCATAAAAATCTCGTCATTCATTACTATAATGTACATACACCCTTTGTAAACCTTTAATTTGGTTTCTGATTATGTATAACCGCACAATAAATAGAAAAGGAAACAATAAAAATCGCGGTAAAGATTCGTTCGATTATACTAGCTAATTTATCACAATCTTTTTTATTTAATTCTAATTCAGATTCTACGGAATCCGAATCTGAATCCGACTCTCTTTTTGTTTTACAAGACAGATTATATTTCTCCAAAAAATCGATAACCCATCTTGCTATTTTGTTATTTTTTTTAGAATAGTCATGCATAAGACCGATACATACAGTCGAATATACAATGAATAAAGAGAACATGACTAACCCAATTAACATTTTGGATAGAATAGGTTTCGTGTCAGTTTTAGGAAGATGTTCCGACAATATTAGTAGAAAAACTATAATTGAAAGCATTACAGTAACCGCATAGGAGATTCGTTCCCCAGAATCCCAAGGAATAAGAAGACAAATTAGCATTAAGGTAGACGTAGCAAAGGCCGGTATGATAATATTAAGAACGTAATAACCTGAATTTCGTTTAAGTGTAACATTAAATATAGCCGTCTGGTATGGTTCATCGCAACAAGTATAAATACGTGATTCGATTCGGCTATTTGTGTTTGTTAGTTTCCATTCTTGATTATTTTGATAATGTGATAAATCAATGAGATTAGAATTATCTGTTAGATTAATTTTAGATGAATCGTACACCCAACTACCAAACTTATAGGTACAAACCTGAGTGTCAAATGGAAAATCAGCAAGATCAAATACACAGCTCGTTCGTATCATACCTGGTCTAGACCAAAAGACGTCACCATTACTTGAAACAATTGCATTTGAACCATGTAAATCATCCATCGGTTTTTCAGCAGTATTATAAATAACTATATCAGGAATCCAAATCGCTCTGTCAAGTTCTGGATTGGTTTGTACTATAATGGATGAGATATTCCATTTAGATTGATTCCATTGAAGGTTTTTATCATTCCATTTATGTCTTAACCATATATTCGAGGTTATCGTTCCATCAATTTGATTAATATTATTATGTGAGCGGATAACCAGACCCACTTGTATATTTACGGCCTTACTCGGTATAATATCCGTATGGTAGTTATCAAACAGTGTATTTTTTAATTGTATTTCGGATGAGAAACACAGAGTAAATAAATTTAATAGAATGAATTGTCTCATTTAACCGTAATAGGTCGATATATTTAAATTGTTTATAAAAATTATTATATATAAAATTCATGATTCTGAAACCATGAAACTAGTCCTTAATTTAGACCCGAAATAAGAATATAGAAAAATATCTTCAAAAAATTGGGTCATTACTAACCATTTAACTGGGAGTCTGAGAGAAGATAACCGCACAATAAATAGTAAATACTGCAATAAAGATGGATGTAAAAATTCGTTCGATATAAATGGCTAATTTATCACAATCTCTTTTATTTAATTCGAATTCAGATTCACCCGATTCACCTGATTCGATTGAATCAGAATCAGTTCCGATCATTTTTTTACAAGACAGATTATATTTATCTAAAATTGCAAGTAACCATCCAGCTAGTTTGTTATTTTTTTTAGAATAGTCGTGCATAAGACCTATAAATACTGTAGAATACACAATAAATAGTGCGAATAAGACTAACCCGACTAACATTTTGGATAGAATCGGTTTTGTGTCAGTTTTTGGAAGATTTTCTGACAACATTAGTAGAAACACTATAATTGAAAGCATTACTGTAACCGCATAGGAAATTCGTTCGCCCGAATCCCAAGGAATAAGAAGACAAATTAGCATTAATGTAGAAGTAGCAAATGTAGGAATTATAATATTAAGAACGTAATAACCGGGTTTTCGTTTAAGTGTAACATAAAATATAGCCGACTGATATGGTACAATACAACAATTATAATACTTGTTTTCGATATGACTATCTATGTTTGTTATAGTCCATTCTTGATTGTTTTGATACTGTGTCAAATCAATAGGACGATTTTTCATAAGTTCTAGATTAATTTTCGAGGCATCATAGACCCAACTACCCAACTTATAGGAACATACCTGAGTGTCAAATGGAAAATTAGCTAGATCAAAAACACAGCTGGTTCGTATCATACCCGGTCTAGACCAAAACACGTTACCATTACTTGTAACAGTTGCATGTGAGTAAGTCAGTTCATCCATCGGTTTTTCAGCAGTATTATAAACATATAAATCTGGTATCCAGACCGATCGTTCATGTTCTGGGTTCGTCTGTACAATTATCGATGAGATATTATTTTTAGACTGATCCCATTTAAGCGTTTCATCCGTCCACCATTGTCTTAACCATATATTTGAGGTAATCGTTCCATCAATCTGATTAATATTATTATGTGAGCGGATAGCCATACCTACACTAACCGTTACGTCATGACTAGGTATTATGTCATTATGGTAGTTTTTAAACAGGTTTTTTTTTAGTTCCATTTCTGATGAACAAATTAATGTCACCATATTAAGGATATTGAACAAATGCATTTAAATTTATACGTATTAGTTAAATCTATTTTAGTTTTATATATAAAACGTGTAAAAAATTATACCTTTTAAAGTCCTATAAAGTCCTATAAAGTAAAAATTAGTCCTTTCTAAAAAATCCTATAAAAGTCTAAATAATTAGAATTAATAAAATTAATTTAAGTATAAATTCATAGAACAAGTAATGATTCTTGAATATATTTGGTTGGATGGGTGGAATAACCTTCGGTCGAAGGTGAAGGTGATCGATAAAACCATCACAGATATAAGTGACGTTCCACTCTGGAATTATGATGGTTCAAGCACCTATCAATCAGAAAGTAAAGATTCAGAAATAATCCTAAAACCTGTTTTATTAACCCCGAATCCTTTTTTTAAAGATACAGAAGCATGGTTTGTATTATGTGAATTAATGACGAATAGTGGGGTGTCTATAGATACACGCAATGCAGCCGTTAAACAATTTGATCTGAAACCAGAATTAAAGCCCAAATTTGGTATTGAACAAGAATTCTTTCTAATGTGTCCATTATCGAAGAGACCCTTAGGGTTTCCCAAACACGGATACCCAGAAGAACAAGGTAAATATTATTGTTCAGTAGGTTATGATCGATGTTTTAAACGAAATTTTTTAGACGAAGCTTTAGAAATTTTGTTAAAAATGGGTGTACCACTAACAGGCTATAATATGGAGGTTTGTCCAGGACAGATGGAATTACAAGTGTGTGCTGATGGGATTTTAGCCGCTGATTATTTAATGTTAACACGATATGTACTGAATCGATTAGGTGAAAAACATCAAGTCTTAATCGAGTTTGGTTCCAAACCAGTAAAGGGTGATTGGAATGGTAGTGGTTGTCATGTAAATTTTAGTACAACAGAAACAATGAAACCAGATAATTACAAAGTAATCGTGGAATATATAGAAAAACTTAGACTAAATCATACATCACATATCGAACTATATGGAACAGATAATTGTGAAAGATTAACTGGAAAACACGAAACGTCCGATTTAAATACATTTACATATGGTGTAGGTAATAGGAATGTTTCGATTCGTATTCCGAATGAAACATTTAAAAATCAATGTGGATATATAGAAGATAGACGACCCTCTTCTTCATGTGATCCATATTTAGTAACAAGTAAAATTTTTCAAACTTGTTGTTTAGATTAATTAAAACTTTTATAAATTAAATTTACTTAATATACAATTTCCATAATTATTTTCTTAGTATATAATATACAAAATGGGTGGTGGATTAATGCAACTAGTAGCTTATGGCGCACAGGATGTTTACCTTACTGGTAACCCGCAAATTACTTTCTTTAAGGTTGTCTACCGCAGACATACCAACTTCTCTATGGAGACGATCGAACAGACGATTAACGGTTCGAATACTCTGTCTACCAAGTCGAATTCGAGCGGTACGGTTACCATTTCTAGAAATGGTGACCTTGTCCACAAGGTGTATGTTACATCTGGAACTGCTGGTATTCAGCGTGGTTCGGCGATTGTTTCTGAAGTTGAGCTTGAGATAGGCGGTCAGCTTATAGATAGACATACGCAGGAATGGATGGACATTGTTAATGAACTTACAACGCCTTGTTCGAAGGCAGTTGGTTTAAAGGTGATGACTGGTGACCTTGGTGTTACTGGTACCAGTCCTTCTCTTGGTATGGTTCAGATACCGCTTCATTTTTGGTTCTGTCGTAATGTCGGTCTTGCCCTCCCACTTATTGCTCTTCAGTATCATGAAGTTAAACTTAAGTTTACCTGGGGGACGAGTGTCGTGGTTGGTGCCCTTGCTGAAACGAAGGTCTGGGCTGACTATATCTACCTTGATACGGATGAACGTAGACGTTTCGCACAGGTTTCTCACGAATACCTAATTGAACAGGTCCAGAAACAGTCCGCGAGGAATGGTAACTCGACTCGGCTTAACTTTAATCACCCAGTGAAAGAAATCGTCTGGACGAGTAACTCTACTAATACTTACGGTGGTGCCAAACTTCTACTAAATGGACATGATCGCTTTTCTCTACAGCAGGAAGAGTACTTCCAGCTCCGTCAGCCATTCGACTACCATACTGCTGTGCCACACCAGAATTTATCTAAGGCTGGTAGAGACGTACATGGTGTTCACCGTTTAAATGAACCGCTTCTCTTACAGTCCACGAAGTTGGTTTCTAC